ATAATAAAATTTAAAGATAGGAGGACACCATGGAAAATCTAAAAGAAAACAAAGAATTGAAAGTACAGGAAACCACCACCGCGGAGGTTGCTGAGAATAATCAGAATCTCACAATTGAGATGATTAAAAAATACATATGTCCTAAGGCTACAGACCAGGAAGCCTTCATGTTCCTGCAGTTATGTAGGATACAAGGGCTTAATCCATTTTTGCGGGAGGCTTATCTTATAAAGTACGGTGATGAGCCAGCAATGATGGTAACGGGGAAAGAAACATTCACAAAGAGAGCAGACAAGCTCCAGCAATACAATGGATTTAGAGCAGGAATAATTGTCTTGGATAACACCAAGAAGCTTGTATACCGGGAGGGTTCATTTGTCATTGCCGGGGAAAAACTTCTCGGTGGATGGGCTGAAGTCTATCGAAAAGACCGAGGAATACCATTCCGGAATGAAGTATCTCTTGCCGAGTATGAACGCAGAAAGAAGGATGGTACCTTAATGCAGAACTGGAAAATGATGCCGGCCACGATGATACGTAAGGTAGCGTTGGTACAGTCTTTAAGGGAAGCCTTTCCTAATGAATTTGGTGGTCTATATTCTCCAGAGGAAATGCCTGTGGATACGTCGGCAATGCCTGTCTATCATAACGATAGACCACCGGTAATTGTCCAGGAAGAAGAGGTAAATAATGTTCAAGTAACAGAGGAAGTGGGAGAAAGAGATACTGAGTCAAATGAAAATAAAGTAATTACCAAGATTACCTTGGTAGGTCAACAAGTAAGAAAAAAAGATGGGACGTTAATGAAATCGCCACTTTATATTATACGGGATGGTGATAAAGACTATAAAACGTTTTCCGCCGCATTAGCAAAGACTGCTAATGAGATATATCAGGCAGGGAAAATGGCGGAAATCACTTATAAGATTGATAAGTTTGGTAATATAATTACGAACATTACTGCCGTTGAAGATGCCACGGAGAATTCTGAAGTGTCAGATAATTCTGAATTCTTTGATAAAGGAGAGTAAAAATGTCTATTAAAAAAATAATAGAAAATACCACGTTTACTTGGGAGGACCCTGCCGTTTTTCAACCACGTGGGTCTAAAGTGTCTTATAAGCTTGCTCGGTTAGTAAAGGTCAGTAAAGGGGTATCTGGGCAACGGGTACAGGTAATTACCATAAGGGCAGAGTATTTAAGTTCCTTCTGTGATTTCCTTAAGGATGTAGTAAAAAGAATAGAGGAGGAAACATGAAGATTGAGAGGAACAAATCTGTTGAGCAGTGGGCTATTGAGGAGATACAAAACAATTGGGGAAATGAGGCAAGAGAGGGCATTCATCTGACGGATTTGCTTACCCCTCGTCGGAAGTACTGGCAGGTAGTTAAGCCTTTGAAAGCAAGTATAAAGGAGATTTCATACTGGACTTCCGGGTCGGCTATAGAAGCTAAGATACTTGCCGCTATGGGATATGCCAAGGGGGAAACAAAAGAATGGAAAGGTATTAAATACTCCGTTGATACCTTCTTAGGTAATATACCTGCTGAAATAAAGACCCGTAGAAGGGCATTGGCTGAAGAGGGAAAGGAGGAGGAAATCTATGAGCATTATCTTAAACAATTGCTTGGATATTGCGCCATAGAGAACAGTACAAAAGCTTGGCTTATTGTGCTTTCCATGCTGGAATATAAAGATGCCACGCACACTGAGCCGGAATGGGCTTTTTATGATGTCTCATTTGATGAGAATGAATTAGAAGATGAGAGAAAACGTCTGATAGAGACAAAGCTTCTTTTAGAAGATGCCTTGAAAAATAAAAACCCAGACTTATTACCTTATTGCCCTAAATGGATGTGTGCCAGGACTCTGAAAATAATGACCAAAAAGCCTTACTGCATAACCTGCAATAAGGAATTCGAAACAGAATGGGGAGCAAACAAGCATATCTCTTCTAAGACAGGTGCTGGTCACGAAATAATGCCTGCAGAATATGAGATAAAAGTGGAAAAAATATGTAAGTACTACGATGACTGCAAACCGGTATTAGATTAAGAGCATTTGCTATGAAAACTACCGCCCTGAAATGCCCTACATTTGATTTTCTCAATGCGCCACGATAGAATACTAAGGGCACCATAAGAAAATTAAATGTAGGGCAAATATGGGCGATATGCGGGGATAGGCAGTATTTTAGGGAGGTTTTGCCCCGGATGATAGTGAAAATATATGGCTATAAAGGTAACTCATATATCCGGTGGGCATGTGATTACTTGAAAAAGGAATTTAATCGGCTTGCACCTATCGTGATAACTTATTTTCATCCGGATTATTATTTGCATATTAAAGAACATGTTATGGCGTATAATCTTGATGCTGTTCTGGCTAACTTCTATTATTACTTTGCGCCATACGTGGGAGAGGTTAAAACCAAAGACATATATCTTACCTTTTGGGAAAAGTCAAGAGGAATAGATAAAAAAATTCCTATTAATACTCTTGTCATAATGGACTCCCATACCATGCATGGGGAGGCGATGGATTTTGTTAAGAACATTATAAATGCGAAAAATCTTATTCTGGTGGGTGACCCTAACTTTGGGCAGTATATAGAAAATTTTGGGGTAAATTATCTAAGTATCTTCGATGGGGAAATCATAGACATAATTCCTCATTATTCTTTCCCTAAGCTTATATGTAATGAAATCAAGAAATTCCTCTTAGAGATGACCTGGGATGGGGTTAAGCCTTACATTCCTAAGCTTACACAATCGGATATTGATGGTGAGGTTTTTCATGCCACTAAATTTGATTATATAAAAAAGTTTAAGGGACAATCATTGGTTGTTTCAAGCTATATAGAGAAAGTACCCGGCTATCTACTTAGTAAGGACATACCTTATCGCTGGCTAAAAGAAGACCCATTATTTAGATTTCCAGTCAATTTGTTTAAGATGATAGACACACTTGACGCCCTGGCAAACGAAACAAGGCAATTATCAAGTGAAGAGCTTATTCGGGTTATACGGCTAACCTGTGGAGAAATAACGGAAAAGTACGGAGGAAGGGAATATCTGGTTAATCTCTATAAATGCGCCCCCAGTTTTAAGCCTAAGGCCGTTGCATCCTCTGATTTTTTTAAGAAGATATTGGAATACTATCGCATGGGCCGGATAGTAAACTGCATTATTCCGTCACAGAGAAAGCATTATCTTGATTGGAAAAGCAAGCTAAGAAATAAAAGATGGATAGAACCTAAAGTATTGCTTGCCCATATCGATGACATAAAATGCAGTGAGCATGATACAGTAATAACAGAAAGATTTTTCCCTCCACATCTCATGTGGAGAATTCTTGGAAGATGCAAAGAGAGACTTGTCTATCTCGAATTCTGATGCTGGCTAAAAGGTGTTACCCTAAACTTTCCTAAAGTCAAGAATTTTATCTCTTCATATAGCTTTTTATCTTTAGATGCAATCTTATTGTAATCATTTATCCGGCAATTCTTTAGGTTGAAATCTCTAATTTCAAAAAGACCGTCTGTAAGTCTTGAGACATATTTCTTCAATGCGGTCTTAACTCTCTTAGACATAAAAGCTTCAGCAGGAAATTTATATCCGTATCCCTCAAGTACATCTTCGATTTTCATAGCAGTTTCAATATCTGCGCCACCTTCATCTTCGAGTAACTTTTTTACGGCAATAACACCAAGGCCAGTATAAAATGCAAGCTCGTGTAATGTAAGCTTTTTCCCATTTAAATCAGTGAATTCTATCATGTTCCCTCATAAAAGGCTTAATTACATTTATAAGCCCTATGCGTTCTATAATCTTTCTGTTTTCGGATACTTCTATTACTTTCCTTGCGTCCTCATACTTAGGTAGTCTATGAGACCAATATGTTCTCCAGTATTCGAGTGCCAGGGCAGCGGCAATAACCCTGTCATCTTTACGTCCAGACTCTGCTCCGAGATAAGCACCGTCCTTGACAAAGATATTCATTTCATCAATAAGACTTTTGCTTTTAGGGAAAAACATACCAAGGCTTACAATACTTTTCATCTGGTTCATTAAAGCTTCTTTAGTTGATTGATTTGTCTCCCAATGTCTTGCAAAACTGCGCCTAATTGAGTCTGGACGGTAATATAAGTAATCTCTTATATCGCTAATGTTAGCCTTAATAGCATCAAGATTGTAAACTGATTTATCAAGATTTATCTGTACAATCCCAATATCAGCACTTTTGCTTTTTATCTTATCAAGTTCTTTCACAACTACCCTTCCAGGACCGGTTACTTCAAGATTTAAATAACTTGGTTTATAGAAACAGCATAGGAATATCAAAAGCTTAGCAAATTCTATCGTGCCAACGGAATTATCTACGTATTCAGCTACTTGTTCAATACGGTCATTATACGCCTTCCAGATAGATATAACCGCATTATCGCTATCGGGTGAGCTACCAAATGAAGGGTCAGCACCAAGGAAATAAACCTCATTTGGCTGGGGTAATTCATAAATTTCAAGATTATGTTTTTGTTTGCTTGCTTCATCAAGATAGACACCGTTAATATCCGCATACAGGTCAAGATAATAGCATTTCTGCTCATCTACGTCTTTCCGTAATTCTGTTAGCTTTATGCTATCAAAGAATTTGTAGCCTGATAATCTAAAGGCATCATCTTCTGTCCATGGTAATTCTTGTAATGCGAAATTCAAATCATTCTGATATGTAGTAGCAAGCTCATTACGCCACCAGGCAAGCTGGTGAATGTCTATTTTATAATCATATTTCTTTTCCACAAGCTTCATCATTCTTTTCTCTTCCCGGTCTGGTGGATAACAGTATTCATCGAACAGCGGATTATTCTCATACATACGGTAGTCGTTTCTAAGCCACCAACCGATGAAGATAGTCTTCTCAGACGGATTATTTTTAGCGCTTTGCCAATGGTCATAAAAGGAATTAAATCCATTAGCAGTAGTCTCGATTATGGTATATCTTGCCGGATGATGCTTTGCTCTTGATATTTGCAAACTCTTAAGAACTTCATTGTTTGGGTCGCTTACGTCATAAAAAGCGGCTTCAGTCGCATGAATACATGTTAAAGACTGAGACCTTGACGTTGCTTGCCTACTTGCTTCTTTAGAGCTGATATGATAGAATAAAATCTCCGAGCCATTGACAAAGTGCATTAACTCACGATTATCTATACTTACCGGAAGCTTATGCGTTCTTGGTAAGGATAGATATAATGTCCTAAAATTCTCTCTAAGCTTAGGTCTTGCTTCATAATTATGACAGAGAAAACCAAGTTTTATTGACGGATGCTGCTGCAACCAAAACAAATCAAAAGCAAAAGAAACGGTTGTTATTCCTACCTGCCGTGATTTGAGAATAAGGAAATCCCTTACAGGGCTATTCTGGTCTATCTCCTCAAAGATTTTCTTTATCAAATACTTCTGACTATCAAACCAATACTTGGGAGAGAAAAGGGTCATGCCCTGCTCTTTCGATGATATTTTCAATTGAGAGCACCAAATAAGAAAATTCTTTAAGTTATACATAGTTTATAATGTTCTTGTTGGTATTTTTTTTACTCTTATTGAGTATTGAGAACTTTTTATAAGAGTAATCAATAATATCCTTAAGCTTCCTCATATTCGCTGGAGTATGTTCGATAACATTAAGTAGAGCCAAGATTACCAATACAAACTGTTCCCCTGTGTCTTTTTTGTTAAGATAATGAAAGGCATATTCTTCCTTGAATGTAGGAACAATACCTTTATTCAAGACATTTTTTGCATGAACACTAAGAATATGCTTTGCTATTTTAGAAACAATCCCCTTTCCATAACTGTTCATAATGTCTAAGAAAAGATACTTTATTACCCAATCAGAAAGAACACCAAGCCGGAAATACAGAAAATCCTGTTCCAATTCATCATGCTCAATATCACTCAAGTTTTTGTCTCGAGTATAAGTCCTGACAATCTCAAGACTCATCTTAGCTTTCTCCAGTATATACTTCCGGCATAAGAGATAATGAAAAACCCAAGCACATAAGGAAGAGCATCAGGTCTATAGAAAATGGAAACGAAAAACAAAATCATATTCACGAAGATAATTACTAAAAATTCAAGTAACCCGGATATAATGGAAAATCCTAACATTTTAGAAACTGTCTTTTTCTCCTCGTTTTTTACCTTTCGCATATAGCTCCTCCTCTATTTCTTTTTCCTTATTCTCAAGCTCATTTAGGCTAAGAATTTTATCGTTGTCAAGTATAGATAAGTCATTATCATCTTCAGAATTGCTATCGAAGAAACCACCAAAACTGCTATCTTTTATCTTCGCATTTATTTTGCATAAGTCTTTTATTTCCTTAATGGTAAGCAAAGGTACCTTGACCTCATCTAAACTAATAGCTTTATTCCTTCTTCTCTTGTCTAAAAGGTCATCTAACACACTCAAAGCAAGAGTATTTAGTTTGTCCATTATTTCCGTTGCCGCATCCTTTGTTAATTGCTCTTTCCTTCTTGCCATAGGATTATTCTACCGTTCCCTTTAATTGTCTCGCTAATTTCCTTACTTCTTTTTCCGCTTTTTCTTTTGCCTTCTTTTCATCCCATCCATAAGCATATCGGTACATCTGCCATAAGTGCTTAAATTTAGGAATATAATGGAAATGTTGAGATATTACAATATCCTTTGCACTGCTAAGTTCTCTTTTTACCACCTTTTCCTTTGTTGGCAGTGGTAGTGAATTATAATACGAACTACTAAATAAATTATCAAGCCGTTTATAGACTTCTTTACCGTATTCATTTTTCATTAATTCTTGCTCATCTAAATTCAAAGGAAAACCATTTACTGTACGAGGTATGGGTAAGCCTAATTTCACTTCGAATAATCCATTGTTAACTCTTTCCCGTACATCTTTAGGAATATCAACATTTCGGTAATAGGAATTTGGCATATAGCTTTGTACGCCAAATCCTAAAGCCGATGCCGGGATAGCATACCATAATGACGTAGGTTCCGTGTCAATAGCGTCAAATACATCTTGAAAAATAATAGGTGTCAACATTTGTATAGTCTCTTTTAAAAGATCAAATGGTTGTCCAATAAAATCACTTCCTCTAAGCCAACGCAATAAGAAAGCAGGAACCGGTGCTAATTTCATTTCAAATCCGCGGGTTAGCAAATCAGGATAGCCTATTTTACCTATTCCTTCACCAAGCTCAATATATTTACCTGTAGTTGTGGAAACCATCCCTCCTTTGAACAATCGGTTAACCAGAACGACATAAGGTAAAAATCCACCCCATGGGTCAATTCTTGTATTACCAAGCTTCGCTTTCATAAAATCAGCACTAGTAGGATTTGTTTCTATTTTAGCACCATTTAAGGAAGCTAATGTTAAAACGCCAGTTCCAAAGCCCAGGAATGAAAACACATCTCTCAGATATTCATGACGCAATTCTTTAGGAAGCTTGAGATACCTTGTAGGGTCTAAAAAATATAATCTTGACGACACTAATCTCGGTGCAAATAAAATATCTGCTTGTGCTACTGCTGCACCAATCCTGCCTTTTAAAGGACCCCTACCTGTCAAGGCATTAACATAAGTAGCTAATTTCTGGAATAATTCAGTATTTTCCTCTATGGTATACCCAAGTGCTTCAAGTTTTGTTCCCATGTCCTTAAATAAGTCAAATCTAAGCTTATTTAAGAACCCTTGATATCCTCTATCTGATGCTTCAATAACATGGCCGACAACCCATGGTCTGAGCTTTGAAACAAATGCCTCTTCGGCACCTGTCAATATATTAGAAAGCTCTAATCCTGCTTTCTTCGCTTTGCCAAAATATGGGTCAGTGATAATGCTTTCCACTACAGTTTCGTAATTCTTTGCCTTAAATGATTTCATGTAGATTGGGATATTTTTCCAAAATTGTGGTCTCCCAACAGCCATGATACCTTGTCTAAAAATACCACTCAAGTCAGTGGAAGCCATAATTGCTCTTGGGAAAGCTATTAAGTCAGATAAAAACCCTTTTTTAGCAAGTGATGAAACATCAAATCCTAAAATTTCTTGAAGTGCTTTTAAATGATGTTTCATCGGAACTCTACCTCTAACAATAACATCAGCAAGAGCATCGACAAGTTCATGCTTTTGCCATATAGTTTTAGGAGCACTATGGATAGCTCTTATGAGCCCTTCTAATTCTTCCCCAGTGAAAATCGGTATTTTTTTAACAAATTCAGGATTACGAGCAAGAATAGCTTGCAAATCTCCTTTTAATGCCTGTGAAGCCCTAACAGCTTCATCGAAATCTCCTCTTGTTAAAGCATCATTAAAGTCTTTATAAAATCTGGCCGTTTTTTCGCTAAATTCTTTTTCCCATAATCTTCTTTGAGCCGGAGTCAATTCTTTTAGAATTTGTGTTTTTAATACAATACGGTCCCACGCTTCTTTGGTTAAAGGTGCCTTTACTGCGGATAGGTGTTTTTCATAAGATGCAGGAATTTTACTAATTCCTAATAATTTGGTAAATCCTCTTTTTGCAGTTTTACCTTTAATGACATCAATAAGAGAGTTAGCCAAACTTTCTTTTTCCCATTTAGGAGCCGCAATAATAGTTTGAATTAATCCTTCCATTTCTTTTTTGGTAAAAACCGGTATTTTACCAGCAAGCTCAGGATTACGTGAAATAATCTTCTGTAATTCATCAACCAATGCTCCAGACTTCTTTAATGCCTTATCAATATCGCCTTTAACTAATGAAGTTTTTAAATCTGAAAGTAACTTCCTAACATCTTTTGTAAATTCACTCCGCCACATTTTCTGTGTTCCAACCGGCAATTCTTTTGCTGCTCCAACTTTCTTAATAACACCTGTCCAAGCTTCTTCCTCAAGAGGAATTGTCGCTAATGCTTTATGCAGCCCATAAGATGGCTCTAATGCTTCTTCCGCGGCCTTATATGATTTTAATAACTTGGAGCCCTTTAATGCTGCACCTGCAACCTTTGCAGCTGCCGGAATAGCAACAAATTCAGGCGCTTGTACAGCAAGTTCAACTGCCCATTTAGGAAGTTTTCCTGTTAGTTTCTCACCTATGGGCTCACCAACAAATGACCTTATTGGAGCAGTGATAGGAGAAGCGACAACATCAATTCCTTTTAATACTGCTAATAAATGTTTCCATGGCTCATAAAGAGGCGCATGTCTTGCTTCCTTAAGTGAATGTCCAAATTCACGTAATTGACTCGCTCCAATCTGGGGTACTCTTTTTATTCTATAACTTAATGCTTCACCAATTCCTTCTGTTTTAACAGGTGTCGCTCTAATTTTATCAACTAATTCAACAGGATGAGTTCCTCTCTTAAGGTCGTTTTCAATAGCTTTCCTAATTTCAGGCTTCTTAGTTTTGCTATATACATCTTTCAGAATATCAACCGCCTGCCTACCAGAGTTAATACCATCTTCTATAATAAGTTTTTCTTCTGGTGTTATATAAGGTACTTTCGGCATAGGTTAATCTTCCTTTTTTTTGTTAAAAATACCATTCTCCCTCTTCCGTACCAGTTTTTGTTCCTTTCGTTACTGTCGCCCCACCTTGTTTCTTTTCAATTTCATCCATTAATTTCCTTATAACTTCATTTCTCGTATCTTTCCCTTTTAAGCCTATGCGTTCATCCGGCCTCAATTTCCTACCTAAGATTTCTTCTATTTCTTCTTCAGAAGATTTCTTTGATGTTTTACCCTGACTTAAATGTCTAATTCTTGCTTCTCTCTCCCTTATCATGCTCACAACATTTGCGGCTTTAAGCTTAAGTTCTTCTCTTTTGTTCATTGCCTCTGCAAGCTTAACTATGCTATCTTGAATTTTCCCAAGCGCTTTCTCAGCAGTTCTGTATTGGTTTTCATATCTCTTTAGCTCATTATCAATAGCTCTCAATTGTAAATCAGTAAGGGTTCTATCTGTCTCTCCTTTTAGCTGTTCTCGTTCTATCAAAAGTTTAAGTGATTGTATCCTATTTTTCTTTTCCTCAAGACCAACCTGCATTTCCCTTTGCCATTTCTCAAGCCCTTCCTGGAATTTTCTATTATCATCAGCAAGAACAGCTTGGTACATATAATTAAAGAAGTACAGGTTCTCACCATATTGGCCTGGTCGTAACATCGCAATAAGACCAATCACAATAGGAGATAAAGCTTTTACTAAGCCAAGTAAAGGTTCTTTTGGTATGGTCAAATCTTCTTTAGTAGGTGGCTTAGGTACTGGCGACTCTAATTCCTTAGACAATTGTGTCATGATAGTATCAAGATTTTCATTGTGCTTACGTACTTGTTGTTCATAATCCTTTATTATCTGGTCTTCCTTTTTTAGTGATTCCTCAATTTGCGTAGCCGCAGTATTGGTAATTACTTTTAAAGGACCCTCAGCTTCTTTTAAGAATTTCTCCAATTCTGCGAATTCAGGTTTTGCCTCTCCTTCAAGTGTTGTTGGTTCTCCCGGCTTTTTAGTAATAAGACCCAATCTTTTTTCCAATGCCTTGCCTTGCTTTATCTCCGTCTCTTTTTCTTTACTAACCGGTAGAGTTTCGCTCTTAATTATATCTCCACCTCTCCTTTTCATCTCAGCCAATGTTTGCTCTACCGTAGGGCCTAATCGATTTAATTCATTCATAATTTTAATAGCACTTGAAGGTAATTGTGTCGTAGCAGTCCATAGGCTTCCAAGCGTTCCTTCCACCATTTTAGGAATACCTCTCACAGGTCCCCATACTGCCCCAGGGACACTACTGATAAATCCTCCTACAGCAGGTCCTACACTTGCACCAGCCTGGGATAAGGCATCTGCTATACTTTTACCTATTTGGAAAAATGTATTCGGTTTTTCCGGCTGTTTATAATCCATATAAGCCTCCTATATTAAACCCCATTCTTGTACAAACGTCTCATATTCAGGGCTAATTTTCCCTCCCATTAGAATAGAAGATTGTAACCCTTCCTTAATAGCTGATATATATGGCGACATAGCCGAATAAGCCTCTTCCGGCGTAAATCCAAGATTTGTTAGCGCTTCTTTCGTTGAAGTTAAAAATTGTCTTGTCGTTTCAAATGCGCTCTCATATGTAGGTTTATAAATTGCCGCATAAGGAGCCTGTGGATATGCTATATACGCTCCTGCTGTTTTTAGAGAAGGTGCCATCTTACTCGCTGCTTCAGTATAAGGAGTTTTCATCGTCTCATAAGGCCTTGATACTGTTTGATAAATAGATTGAGTTAAACGCTTCTCATATGGATTATAAGATAACGAACCTATCGCAGACATAATAGCATCTCGTAAACGTCCTACCCTTTCCGTAGTTAACTGCTCTATCTGAGACTGCTTCTTCTGCTCCAGAAATTGAATAAACGGAGATATATCTACAGAAGGAGTCTTCTGAAATTCCTGTAACTGCCGATAATAAATAGGTATTTCCGGTGCCTCATACCGTCTTCGTCTAAAACCCATATCATACCTCCTTTGCTTAAATTTCACCGAACATGGAATACTTAGAAGAGTCTATACCCGTGATATACCTTGGTGTAGCCGTTGTCTGTGGTGTCGTAGTGTAAATGCCTAATTTCTCAAGAGTACCAGGTAAACTAAGAACAGATTGAGTAAGTAAACCTGCTCCAACTCCTCTTTGTGCTTGTGCTGTCGTGGCAGCCGGCATTGCCGTCGCATATGATTGCGCATATGCTTGCTGTGCACCGGTTTCTAACTGAGCCTTAGCAAGTAAATCGCTTATATATGACTGCTCTACTCCAGATAGAGATAACGCATCACGTAACTGGGTTCTTAGCATGTCACCAGCAAGGCTTGCATATTTAGCGCTTAGCTCGTTGTATGCTTCTTGGGCAATAGATGAATTCTGTAATCCAGCTGCTGCTAATCTTTGTGATAATGATTTAGACGCATTTTTCCACCATTCATCAAGCTGAGCCTGATAAGCGGGCATAAGCTTACCCTCATTGTAGTATGCAATTGCCTGCTGTATGGTCCCCCTTGCTTGGTCAGATAAAGCCTTGTTAGCTTCTATTGCGGCATTAATCCTATTCAAATCTTCCTGCGGAATTCGCACAACAGGAATATCAATCTTTGGTGCCGCAAGAACTTGATAAGCAGTTAATCCAAGGCTGCCTAAAGCCGCTGCTGCCATTATTTCTGGTGCTCCCATATTACTACCTCCTTTAAATAGATATTTGATAAAATTTATTCATTTTTGCCTTATGGTAAAGAACTTTTTTAGCCCCAAGCTCTTTCCATTTACCTACCGCAAAGTTTTTACTTCTTACTGCATTTACAATGTTTCCACATACTATATCAGGAATAACCACCTCTCCACGTATTTGCTTCCTCAATAAGACAAGATAGTATTCCCTTACTGCATCTTCATATGGCAAGCTCATTATTTTTTCAGCATCATCAGAATTGCAAAAACCGTAAACACATATGCTTATATTATTGCCTTCGGATAAGAAGATATAATTGCCTACTTCCCAGCAAAAAGCATAAAATGGCATCATAAGACTTGGTACACTTACCTTACTATCCTTTGTGAAATGCCTAATATATTCAAATAAGTGGGATATAAGCATATTACTTATCCTCCTTTTAGGATTTCAATTGCTCGCCACATGGTAGCATGAATTGAGTATTCATGCAAAACAAAGCTTTCAATGTCCATATCCCAGTTCCCGGAAGGATAATTCCTGGGAAATGTAAATACCGGAGGAGTCAGTTTATTTCCAATCAGATTCATTAAATCGTAAAAAACCATATGTTGTTTCCAATTTGTATCGAAAAATAAAGCCATCGAATTCTTATCCTTAGGGTCAAATATAGGCAAAGAATAATAAGTGCAGGTAACAGACAGACCATAAGCATTAGCTAAAGAATTTAACCAGCCGGCTATATCCTGATGATCCTGCGCATGTATCTGGTTATAATTCTTAATATCATCTATACTATTTTCAGACAATATCATGGGTATTCTAAATGGCATTATACATACCTCGCTCCTATAGTGCCCTTTATCTTAACACTAATAAACTCAGTATATACCCCATTATCCTGTGACTCCAAAGTAAGATAAAACTGTTTCATCCTTAATCCAGTATATCCAGAGGAATAATTCTTGTACGTGTTTAAGAAAAATCCAGGTGTCTGGGCAAATAAGAATGTACCTTCTGTCTTATAGAATAAGAAAGACCCATAAGAATTATAAAAAAGAAAACTATTTGAAACAAGCCCCATCTGCGGATAACTAAAACGGGTCTGTTTCGATGTCTCATCATAGACAGCACAATCAATAAGATTATTCCCTCTCCCATAAAGATAAATAGTCCGTAGATTGTAATAAAGCTGCTCAAGATTAAAATATGTCTTCGTTTTAATCTTCACGGGATAATAAGTATTTGCATCAAATAACTTAATTATATCAGTACCTTTTGCTCCATAAGTATTATTCTGGCATGTTGATATATGTTCTATATCCGTAGGTAAAGCATACCATTTGCTAAATAGTAAGTTATAACAATAAATTACGTTATTTGATGGATTTATATAGGATTGTGCTAACACAGCAACGTATGGTATACCGTTATAGATGAAGACAGCTATTCCTGAAATACTATTTGTAAGATTTGTTATCGTATCATCTATTTTCTCCGGTACTGTTGCTACAATACTCATCACACCAAGGTTGCTATGGTAAAATATCGTATGCTCATATTTTATTAGCTTCCTAATACCGGTCAGACCATGACCGGAAACTATCTCTGTTAAGTACCATTGTGTTGGGTCATTAGAAATAGTCGTACCTAATAAGGCAAGAATGTTATTATCAGTGAAGATATAAATGCTGTCTTCCTTCGGTATAAGCGCCCTTATTTGGCTAAAACTTCCGATATTAATCGTAATAAAGCCAGCACCGCCACTGGTATCAAAAGGGTTATTAACATTAGTATAATCCGGGTCTGGTACAGTAAAAGTAATTGTGCGGTCTTTGCCGATAAAAATCCGCCCCTTCCAGTAGCAAATAGCATCACCAAACACATTCCGTCCGGACAAATTGTAAATAGTAGAGCCATCAAAGGTTATTAGAAAATCCCTTGTTACTACCCAAACAGCAGAACTACCCTGTAATCCATAATCGCAATTGGAGGCAGTTGTTGAGTAATTAGCAATTGGGACAAATGTTTTATTTAAGAAATAAAGCTTTGCCCCATCAAGAAAACAATGGTATGTATCTGATAACTGAAAAGAAAAATAATCAAGAATAGTAGCTGAATGGGTATATTTCGTTGACGGTTTAGGTACGCTCTCAATAGCACCCGTTAATTTAGGCAAACCTTCAATCCACAGAGATGAATTCTCCGGGATTGAAAAAGGGTCTTGAGAAGTGACCATACCATCCCATGGAGCAATAGAAATCTCAAACTCCTTAGAAATGGTCTTAGATGTCTTAAGGCTACCTTTTTTCTTTGCCATATATCCATCAAACCTTAGCCACTCTCATGCTCTCAATAAATAGCTTCTCAAAATAATCAGCCAATTCATAGTTCTGGTCAAACCGTGCTATCTGAGAAGCAATTAAAATAGCCACGGGTTCTAAATAATTAGTTGTCGTAATATCTGTATCCTCTTCTCCTAAGTTATTTAAGTCATAAGTCTTCAATGGGAACGGTACTCCATAGAGATAAACGTCATAGCTTCTATCAGGACAAGGATAGAAGTAAACCTTATTCGGTGGCAAGAATGTATATTTCCATGGAGGAGCAAAAAAGGTACTCGTTGATAACGCATACCTTCCCAAAGGAATGGGATTTAAGCTATACCTTATAGTGCTATCCCATTGCAAAATGGCACTATATACTTCCAGCAAATTCTCTGAAAGTGTATAGCTTGGCGTCTGTCCAAGCAAAGATAAAACAGTTTCCTTGTATCCTATCTTGGCATACTTAATTACCTTCTGTCTGGCAACATTCAAAAATACAGACAAATCAGCATCAGTTACGTATGTCTCGACAGGATAAAACGCCTTCTTCGCATAGTTAATATAGTCCCTTCCCGTCATTGTCTGTACTCCCTCAAGGGGAGAATTACACTTTTACCGCATCAACGTTAAACTTTACCTTTATAATATAATTGTCCCATACGTCCTTATCAGGTAAGTGATAAAGCTCTAAATTACGTGCCTTTAACCGGGCAATGCACATATTTGCTATTTCTTCATCAACATTAATTTCATAGCCAAAATAAATCTGTGCTGCCCCTTCAGGAATGTTTACAGGTTTCTTGACAGGCAAAGTGTAATCCTTCCCCATGTAAGAGACCTTAAGGTCTCTATCCGACGTGTTCAATGCCAGTAACATATGACCTCCTCCGTTAGGTTATGTCATTACACATTAGAAACAGTTGGCATATTCGTCAGCTTAAAGTTAGCAATAGGTGCATCGCTCCAAAGCTGCCCACCTATAAGAATAAGCGCCAAGTAAGCCAACCGTCCAACAATGGTCATATTGTACCACGGTGTAACTGTAGATACATAACCATCCACGAAGTCAATGCGAACATGACTAAAGTTCACGAAATAAATAGTCGTGCCAGTAATATACGGGTCAGGGAAAATCGGAACGCCCTGCACAACTACTCCCGTAACTTCATACTGCCTCGTATCTTCTAACTTAGCAGTATCTGCCACAACATAACGCTCTATGGTGGTGAAGCTCTCAGCCAGTTTCTGCCACACAGCATAGCTTGTGAATGCACAGTCCGGCATGCCCATAGTCGAACATTCGTTCTGGTACTTAGCCAAAGCTCTCATAACATAAACATAAGCTGAAGGACTATCATTCCATAGAGTCGTGGCATTGTAAACCTTAGCATTCCACCAAGTATACGTGATCCTGCTAAGATTACCAAAATTCGGGTTTGTCGTTCCGTCGTCAATAATATCCTGTATCCCATAGAATTTATCAGTATCTTCAGATCCACCACTGACTCTCGTTCCAGTTATGTTGCTTGTCAACGTGTCCATCAAGCCTATCCATACTAACGATGCCCTCGTCTTCAGGTTGTTAAACAGCATATACGGATTTCCTGCCTCAAATGCCTTCGCTTCAATATCAGTCACATAAAGAGTATCCAAAATCATATTAGCATAGAATGTCGGCATCTTAGTCAAATCAATATCAAGAGAAGCGGGCATACTAAAAGAACCGTCATAAGTAACATACTGTGCATGGCTCACAGGAGAACCAGCAACCGGCTGGCTTATAAACGGAAAACTCATTGGTTTAATTTCCGCATTAGCCAATAGCTTCCTCATAAGAGGAGAAAGCTTACCTAAGTTCTGCCCAACTACATAGCTGGGAATAGCTCTCGAAAGAGAATTTAAAAGGTCATTTGCTCCGGTTTCCACACTGGGAGGATAAATCCCTGTCGGAATACCATAATTCATGAAAGGCGCTGTCATTTTTAATTACCTCCTATTCTTTTTATTTTTTCTAAATTCATTTTTTTATAACCACTCTTACCTTGCTCTCTGCTGCATAGCATTCAAGAAATCTCTCTCAAATGCTGCTGAAGGATTTTTCAAATAATCCTCTGGTGCAACAGTGTCCTTAAATTTCTTCGTAATACCGAGTCGAGGCTCTGCTACCAACGACCGCCTATAATTCTTAGCAGCAATTTCCCATCCTTCAGGGGTCGTAGGAATTAACCCTGTCTTAGAGACAAAATCCCTAAACTTAGGAATTTCATCTCCAGTAATGTCATACTGAGTAAGAACATTCTCAAGCTGTTTTGCATACTGGGCTCTTGCTTCCTTCTCCTTCTCTGCTCTCATCTCTTCTAACTTTACTTCAAGTTTACTAATCTCATCTTTCACATACTTCTCATGAGGCGGATCTTCAATTTCTATGTTCGCTGTCTTCTTCACTATCTTCTTCAACGGGTCACGCAGTTCAGGGTCAGCATAAGCCCTTTTTATCACTTCATCATATTCCTGCTTCTGCTTTAATAAAGCCTCATACTCTGCCCTTAACTTATTGTACTCATTCTGGAGTTCATCAAAATCGAGTTCCATTTAAATCACCTTCCTCTTTTTTTTGTTTGTTTCTTGGCCAAAACGCCTACTACATTTTTATTGAAGCCAATAGTCGGGTTCTGGTCAAGGTCAACCAAAAAATTCTTGTCTCGCTCTAAATCCACATTCACCTGTTCTTTTGCTTTGGTTGTCTTTAGCATTTTACTTCCTCCTTTCTAATTAATTTTTAGAACAGGATAATTTCCATAAAGGAATACATCCCGTTCTATCAATCTCCTTCTTAATAATCCTATACTCTTTTTTCCACCATTTATCAAGCACCATTTTGGGAATTCATCTGCAGCATTCTGATATTCCTCACGATTTAGCTTCTGTCTCAATGTACTCCTCTGTAAAGCTCCACCACCTAAGTTAAATGTAAAGCTAACAAGACTGTCAAACATACCATCCGTAAGAGGAACATTAATCAATCTCAACACAGTTTTCTCATACTTGATTAAATCTCTTTTTAATAACTCCTCTGCTTCTTCTTCATTTACATAGGTTAATGTATCTTTCTCAGTTTCGTTTATTACATGCCCATAACCGATAGTTAAATAACCGGCAGGACAATAATAAGGTTTTCCTCTGTAACCTTCAAACATTTTTATCATCTCAATACCAAGTTCTGTAACATGTCTTATTGCCATTTATTAAAAGCCTTCTGCGCTGACCTTGCACCAAACCAAAAAGCAATTACTGTTGAGAATATCGCCGCATCAAAATCCGTCCATATCTGGGCTTTATCAATTATCATAACCACTTTTACCCACGCATAGAGGGCAAAAAACGAATACGTAATTATAGGTCTCACAAGAGAAGTAGCTAAAGCAATAATAACATCAGCAGGAAGCCATCCGGAATTTTCAGGTTTAGCAAATTCATAAAGGGCTTTACTCTCTTCAATATCTGCCTGCGCACCAATTTCCTCCATCTTCGCTGTATGAAGCTGTGCCTGCGCCTGCATCTGCAGTTCAAGTAACTTTAGCTCATGTTGCTTATCCTGCTTATCCTGGTATAGTTTAAGCAATGTCGGCGCGATACTACTTAAAAATCCAAGTAAAGCTCCTAATAGAGGAATCATATTACCTCCTCGCCCCTCTTCTGCTCCTTCTCTTTTTACGCGTCCTACTATACGCAATAGCAGCCGCTTGGTCTCGTGGATAACCACGATTGATATAATGCCTTATCAAACGGCTACGATAACTATCTTCTGGCTCACCCTGTTTCCTCTGTGGTTCAGGCATTATTCCATCTTCCTTATTGCTTCTTCAATAGAAGTAAGCCTTTCATCAATTCTTTGGAAGTTTCTTCTCGTTTCTTCAACAAAAATAGCAAAGGCTTCTTCTCCCACCTTCTTATTTCCCTTTATCCCATAAAGGATAAGATGACCTGTTACAAATCCTATGACCGCTACAACGATACCACCAAGGAAGTGATAATCCATTTTTCTCTCCTTTTCACACTAAAAGGTTGCGGCATAGAACCATAATCCATTACACCCCAGGTATTCCAGGTGAAGCTCCCGGAGGCATACCAGCCGGCGGCGCACCAGGTGTTCCTGCTGAACCTCCTACAGGAGGCATTCCTTGTGACCCCTGCGCTATCCCACCAAGAAACTGGGCAATGTTAGCCTGTGCCTCTTTTACCTTCTCTGGCGGTACAATCTTCCTCAGTGAACCAATTGCTCTAATAATCGTATCACCTCTATCCGAAGCACTGCCTTCTAAAGACAAAGCCTGGGTAAGTAATTCCAATGCACCGACTATTAAAGTATCCGCTAAACTTCTTATACCTCCTAAATCAGCAGGAGCAGACATCTCTGCCATAGGAGGCTTACCCGGCTGTGCTCCCAACCCACCTACCGGAGGAGGCGGTACATTTACTCCTAATTGTTCCAATATATCAGGCATTTTCTACCTCCTATACAATAGTTGACCACGAAGAGCCATTCGATATAAGCAGCTTCTTGCCATACTGGGCAGTAATGTTAACCGTAGAAGCTCCCTCAATGGTATCTCCAGACGCAGCAGTAACTACTGTATATCCTGCTCCGCTATCTACCTTCTGAATATAAACTACCTTACCTCTCACAGTAGAAGCTTTAGGCAAGGTCACTGCCGCATTGCTACCTCCAGCAGTATGTAGAATACAATTATCATCCTTGCTCATGGTATAAGCACCACTTACTGATTTAGGTGAAAACATTACATATCTTCCAAACTCGGCCATAGTTATTCTCCTTTCTTTTTAATTAAGCAGGTCAAAGGTCATGTACGTTAACTAATTCCTTTAGTTAAGCCCTCTTGGCTTTGCGCGTCCGTCGCGCTGCTCTCTTTTTCCGTGCCATTTTTTAATCTCCTTTATTTTTTGATAAAAGTTAACGCTCACGTCCCCTTGACCTGCTTTTTATTCTCTTCACAGATGATACCCATCTCCTACGCCATTTCGGTTTCTTCCTTGCTCTTCTCGGCCGCATTTTGCAACCCTGCTAACTTCTTAAGTTTTAGATACTCTTTTATATCATCTTTTTTCGGCAATGACAATACATCAATTAAAATCTCTGCTGGTATAAGACCAGCTTCCGCCAAACCTATTAGCATGTCTTGATAATACGTTGCTACAATCGGAGATGAAGTATGCGCATAAACATCTACCCTAAATGGCAATCCTGAAATCAAAGCATATTTTTCAAATATCTTAGTTTTGATAGATGCAAACAGAGTCATCATAGTTTCGATGAAGTACTCCGCTCTTAATGCCTTTTTCTTTAACGGAGCCGAAGCAAACTGGGCAAGAATAGAAGCGTATGAACCTGACCTGACATTAGGCATAGGACGCCCTCCTAATATACCCATTATACCACTCATTTCCTTAAATGAATTCTCCCAGTATTCCAGGGATTTATAAAGCACATCCATTGTTATCTTAGGAATATAGAAATCTATCTTCGCCGTAGGGTCAATAATCTCTATTACTTCTCTGGGCTTATTTAGTTTCTCTCTTATCTCTTGAGCCTCAATTGAGCCTGTTAAACCACTTACAAGCATTGGGGGTTCACTAAGCATTTTTTCATTAAAATTGATTTTTTCTATCTGGTCCTTTAGCCTATCCTGAATAGGATAGAGAAAATGGATTTCAGAAAGACCAAAGAAGTAATTCTCTAATGGATTAGCTATAAAGCCAATAATAGGCTGTTCTTTCGGAATAAACGGATTATTAGATTTAATAATTTTATTCCCAATAAACTGTACCATCAAGTAATCATCAATTGCTTCATCCCACAGCCACATTTCATATAGCTCAACGTACCTACCTGCCGCTTTTGGTATCGGCGGCAAATCTCTATCTATAGCCCATAAATCATCCTGAGCAGGTACTTTCCCTTTTGTTTGAGAATAAACTAATGACATAAACCTTGACTCAGGCCTAATAGGAGCCGATACTTCTGGCATTTCAATAAGAGCATCTGCACCATACCTCTGCATTGCTATATGCTTAGGTATCCTTGTCACATGAAGAATTACCTGATTTTTATCAAGTGATTGATAATCCTCATAGAGAACACATATATCATATGGCGATACTTTCTTTATTTTTATCTCATTATTTGCGGTTATAAAGAATTTACAGAAGTAAGAACCATAGGCAAGAGCCCAGAAGAAAATATCGTAAAGATGAATATCAAGCGCAGCAGAAATAAAATCTTCGTATATTTCTGTTTTTAGTTTTTCTAAAAGGGTAGTCTTATCTTTCGTAATTTTATCTTTTTCTATCTGCGGGATAATATCAAAAATTATGTTATCAGGAAAATAGATAAGAGAAGTAATATCCTCAAGATGCTTAAAGAGAGGATTTTTTAAATTGTTCCTTAATACTTTCTCACCATAGCTATCATAAAGCGCTCTTCTCTCTTCAAGACCGGAAAGGCAATCATTCTTAATCTGACTCAATTCCTGGTCTGAATAAGATATTTTCCTTACTTTTTCATTTTCTTTCTTCTTCTTAGCCATTTATCCCCTATGGAATAATTTTAAATTCTACAGCTAAGCCATTGGCACCATTGCCGCCATTTCTTCCAACAGAACTAGCGCCGCCAGCACCACCATTAACTCGAAGATTGGCAGTGCCCGTCTTGCTTTCATAAACTGCTTGAATAAATCCTCCAGCACCACCTCCACCTCCACCACTACCACCAGCGCCGTTCGTACCATTACATGAAATCAAACCACTTGAGCCCCAAACTATATTTCTTGCTTCAATCCAAATAACTCCTCCACCATTACCGCCATTAGCACCATCGGTACGACCTCCTCCTCCTCCACCACCATACAAATATCTTGCTAT